CAGCCGCAGAAGGTCGTGACTTTGTAACAGCAGAAGATGTTCAAGCAACGCAACCACAAGATCGTCCAGAATGGTTGCCTGAAAAGTTTAAAACGCCAGAAGACTTAGCCAAGTCTTATACAGAGCTACAATCAAAACTTGGTACAAAAGACGAAGACATTCGCAATTCTATCCTTGAAGAAATTCAAAATGAAGCTTTCGCGGATCGGCCCGAGTCAGCGTCAGACTATCAGCTACCTGACTCAATCGACGCGGATCAAGCCATTGACAATCAACTGCTTCAGTGGTGGTCTGAACATTCATTCGAGAATGGGTTTAGCCAAGAAGAATTTGAGCAAGGTATTGAGATGTATGCTCAAGCGCTTTCTGGTTCAGAGCCTGACCTTGAGTATGAAGCAAGTCAGCTTGGCGAAAATGCAAATACACGGATTGAAGCGGCATCTGTATTTGCTAATAAATTTTTCCCAGAAGAAGCTATTCCAGCAATTGAGCGTATGTGTGAGTCTCATGAAGGGATTCTTGCCTTAGAAGTTATTATGGACAAAATGAAAGATGGTAACTTTGGTGGAGCTGGAGAAGTTGTTGCAGGTAAATCACGCGAAGAACTACAGCAAATGATGCTCGACCCGCGATATAGCGGATATACAAAAGACCCAAATTTTGTAAAGCAGGTGGAAGATGGATTTAAACAACTCTACCGAGACTAAAATACTTAAAAGAGGGGCGTTCTACATGACGCCCCTTTCGCCATTTCACCTAGATGAAATTGCAGAGCAAATGTCTCACGAAAACAAACGAGAGCTGCGACTGCTTGGATATACTGATATTCGTGTTGCTGTGAGTGAGATGTACGAAACGTCTGAGGCTTACATTGTTCGTAAAGAAGGTGGCCCTATTTTGTTTGTTGGTGGGCTTTGGTTTGCTGAAGACCAAGATTATCCACAGATGTTTGCATTGTTTATGAAAGAAGCAATGGAAAACTATTTTATGTTAGCGCGTGGATCTAAAATGCTTTTAAGTTATTTGAGTGCTTCAAATGACCATATGACTATGACAATATTGTCCGATTACGAGGGCATGTTGAACTGGGCAACATGGCTTGGATTCGAGCCAATTGGCGTTATTGAGTCTGGCGGTTTTAAGTATGTTGAATTTATTCATTGCAATTTAGGGGAAAATTGTGTTTACGATAAGGCACCACGGCCCGTAATACACTGATTGGCCCGAAAGGATACCCAAGTTGAAGTGGTCAAGCGGACACCCGTAGAAACCCGAAACTTCAATTTAGGACTGAAAAATGGCTAGTACAATCGATCAAGCCTTTATCAAACAGTTTGAATCAGAAGTTCACATGGCGTATCAGCGTATGGGTTCCAAGCTACGGAACACATGCCGCACAACCAATGTGACTGGTTCAACAGCTCGATTCCAAGTAATCGGCAAAGGCACAGCTAACACAAAAACACGCAACGGCGATGTAACAGCAATGGAGCTGGTACACACTAACGTAGAAGTCACAATGGCTGACTACTATGCGCCTGAGTACATCGACAAGCTAGACGAGTTGAAAATCAACATCAACGAACGTCAAGCTGTCGCACAATCAGCCGCTGCTGCACTAGGTCGTAAGACTGACGATATTATCACAACAGCAATGGACGCTGGTGCAAACGCAACAGCTATCCACGATACTGCATCTGCGCTTGAAAAAGCTGATTTGCTGACTTTGTTTGAAACATTTGGCACAGCCGACATTCCTGAAGATGGTCAACGCTATCTTGCAATGTCACCCGCTGGTTTTGCTGACTTGTTTTCAATCAATGAGTTTGCATCATCAGACTATGTTGGGCCACAAAACCTACCGTTTGCTGGCGGCATGACAATGAAAGAGTTCTTGGGCTTCAAGATCTTCTCTACATCTGCTGTAGCTGGTGGTAAGAACTTTGCGTACCACACATCTTCTGTTGGTCTAGGTATCAACTCTGACGTACAGACAGAGCTGAACTATGTACCACAGAAAGTTGCACACCTAGCGACATCAATGATGTCAATGGGCGCTGTAGTCATCGACGATGATGGTGTCTACGAAGTTCTAGACAACAACTAATAGGGATGGGGGCTACGGCCCCCAACTTTACTTATGCCTGATGTAGCAAACACACCTATCAAAGTATGCTCTCGCGCTTCTGTCTTAATTGGCGGCGACGAGATTCAGTCTTTTACAGATGGCACTCTTGAGTCCACTGTTGCAGATGCGGTTTACGAAGATATTGTTCGTGCTGCACTTACAAATACACGTTGGCGTTTTGCTACAAATCAACAACAGCTAAACAGGCTCACAGAAAAACCAACTGGACGATGGAATGCTGCTTATGAATTACCATCTGATACTTTGTTGGTTCATGCATTAACTGTAAATGACTTACCTGTTAAATATGACATTTACGGAAGCAAAGCGTACAATAATGAAGGGGAAGCAAGTGTTGTTGTTGCGGATTATACATTCCGCGCAGACGAGCAAAACTGGCCTTCATTTTTTACACTAGCCGTGCAGCATATGCTTGCTGGGTCTTTTGCCATCTCAATTGCTCGAGATGCTTCTCTCTCACAGCTTATGGATCAAAAAGCAGTCATGTATATGGCGCAAGCGCGTCGAGCTGATTCTCAACAGCAAACAACACGTAGGCTAAATACATCGAGGTTTATTACACAAAGGCGTAGCTAATGCAGAAGGTTAGAGTACCAACCAACAGCTTTCAGTATGGTGAGGTCAGTGATTCTTTGTTAATGAGAACGGATACAAATATCTATTCTCAATCAGCTCAAAGACTAGAAAACATGATAGTAATGGCTGAAGGCTCTGCTAAAAAACGGCAGGGTCTAAAGCATATTTACGATTATAGTATTCCATACGATCCTAATAACCCTGCTCAATCACATTTGTTTAAATTTGTTTTTGATGACAATGAAAAGTACGTTATTTCAGTAGAGCATCAAAAAGTTCGTTGCTTTCAACTAGAAACAAACGGCAATGTTACTTTGGTATCTACACTTACTGCGGATGTAGACGCAAACGCTTTACCTTTTGATAAGCAATATTTGCAAGAGTACACAACAGCTCAGTATGGGGATGCAATGTTTATTTGCCATCCTTTGTTTGCCCCCAGAGTTCTTACTAGAACAAGTCTGACAAACTTTGAAATTGATGTTTACAGCTTTGATACAAGATCTGATAACAATGTTATTTATCAACCTTACACACGATTCCACGATCAAGGCGTTACTCTTGATCCATCTGCTTCAACTGGAACAGGTGTAACATTAGTTACTAGCACAGATTACTGGGATACAACAGGAGCTTTGACAGGATCAGATTATTTAGATTCTACGCATGTTGGTACTGTTGTTCGGTACGGCGAAGCTGAAATAGAAATTACAAGCGTCCAATCAGCCACATCTGCAACTGGGGATATTATTGATGAACTTCGCATTAGGTTAGAAACTCTTAATCCTTTGCGAACTATTGATGGATCATCAACAGTAGAAGTTACGCACATTTCTCACGGCTTTCAAGGTGGTGAGACTATTGTTATTGAAGAAGCATCTGCAACAGGCGGCATTAATTCTGGTAACTTAAATGGCTCTCGTACTGTTGGCAGTATAATTGATGAAAATACCTACACATTTACGGCGGGTGGTTCTGCATCATCATCAGAAGATGGTGGCGGTTATGTAAAAATTGTTTGCCATGCTCCTACTACAAACTGGGATGAGCAAGCTTGGTCAGCAAAACGTGGATACCCTGCGGCTGTTACTTTTCATGAAAATAGGCTTTGTTTTGGTGGCACTATTGCTGAACCAGATAAAATTTGGATGTCTCAACTTGGTAAATATTTTAATTTTGACGTTGGAACAGCGCAAGAAACAGAATCTATTGAGCTTGTCGCTGCTACTGGTGATGTAAATGAAATTAGATACCTTGTTTCAAATCGTGACTTACAGGTGTTTACCGCAAATGGTGAGCTTTATGTTCCAACTTACCTAAACCAAGCAATTACGCCAACAAACGCACAAATTCGTAAACAAACACCTTATGGTAGTGAGTTTGTGCAGCCTTCTTCTATTGATGGCGCAACAATTTTTGTTCAGCATGACGGAAAAATTGTTCGTGAATACATCTACACTGATTCAGAAGATGCTTATACTGCTTCAGCAGTATCTACTCTTGCTTCTCATTTAATAGATGACCCCAAGTGTATGGCTGTGGCTCATAGCGGCTTTGGTTTGCCAGATTCTTATGCGGCACTGACTTTAGGTAGTGGTGAAATGGCTTTGTTTAGCTCGAACCGCGCTGAAAAACGTGCATCTTGGTCACGCGTCACTACAGATGGTAGTTTTTGTTCTGTTGTTGCTGTTCATAATAGATTGTTTGCTAATATTTGGTATGACAATCAACTTCACCTTTGTGAGTTTGATACAGAAATTGGTTTAGACAAATGGTTGCTAAGAACTATTGCATCAAACAAGGTTGATGTAAGCGCGGCGTTTGGTAATGGCGATGTTGTTCATATTGTTCATAGTAATGGTAATTACTTGGGAACAAAGACAGTAGATATTTCAAATGAAATAGATATGACAGGCTATACTGGTGATGTATATGTTGGCTTAATGTTTACAGCTAAGATTGTAACAAATCCTGTTGATATTTCTACAGGCGCAGGTTCTATAACAGGTGCAATTCGTGGTTTGGGGAATGTTGTGATTGACGTTAAGTCAACTTCATCAATGAAAGTAAATACTTACACTGCAATCATAGAAGACTTTACTGGAAAAAAAGAAGTTCGAGTGGCTGGATACAATCGAAATCCACAAGTTACTATCGAACAAAACGATCCACTTCCATTACAAGTTAATGGCCTAATAGCGGAGTTGATAATCTAATGGAACCATCAACAATGATGATGTTTGCAAATGCTGGAAAATCACTTTTTGGTATTTTCGAAGCGGCAGGTAAAAAAGCACAAGCTGATCTTGATGCATTTAATATTGGAACAGAAAAGTCGCTATCACGAACAGCAGCAATGCGTGACACGCGATTGCGTGATGAGTCGTTGCGTGAGGCACTTTCTGCGTCAGACAGTTTTTTCTTTGGGGTAGCTGGTCGTGAAGAAACTAGAGATATCCGTGCAATGCGTGATTTTGAAATGGAAAAGTCTGGCGAAGATATTTCTAACATTGAGTTTATGGCGCGTCTGAATGGGCTAAAGTACGATCAAGAAGCGGCTGCTATGAGACGCAAA